GCCATTCAGCCGGGCGACGCCGTAGCAATCCCTGTCGTGGGTCTGGATGGCGATTTTGCCGATGAAGATGAATTGCCGTTCTGAGGCGCCGCAAATGAATGAAGAAACCAATTATCGCCGGTTCTGGCGAAACCTTGTGATCTGCGGCGTGCTCTGTCTGCTGCTTTTTTGGATTCCGTCGGTAATCGCCACGCTTCGCATCTTGAAAATGATTTTTGGGGGATGAGTCATGTTGATGAAAGCCAGGGGTGTGAAGGGTAAGGCGCCCTCTCATGTTCGCGCATGGACTGAAGAGGAAGATGCCTTGCTTGTGATGTTGTATGCAGTACACACCGGAAAAGAAGTAGCGCAGCGTATGGGCAGGCCTTTGGGAGGGGTTCAAAAACGCTTACGAATCCTGAGAGAAACACGCCCTGATCTGTTGTGTAAGCATCGACCATTTACCGATGAAGAAGAGCAGTTTATTCGCCAAAACTGCAAGCAGATGACCGTTGGTCAAGTGGCTAGCTTGCTAAAGAGAAAGCGAGGGGGTGGTCACTCATT